TAAAAAATCAAGTCCCTCAGTATGTAAGAGAGGACTTTCCATTAGTAACCGAATTTTTAAAGCAATATTATATCGCACAAGAATTTCAAGGAGCTCCCCTTGATTTACTTCAAAATATTGATAAGTATGTAAAAATTGATGAAACTACAAATCTGTCTTCATCTGTAGGATTAAGCACTGTTCTTAATTCATACGAAAGTGTAATTAATATTGACCTGTCAAAAAATCCTGCCGGTACTGATGGATTTCCTGACTCATACGGTCTCCTTAAAATTAATGATGAAATTATTACTTACACTGGAAAAACAAAATCATCTTTTACTGGTTGTGTAAGAGGATTTAGTGGAATTACGTCTTATTCATCACCATCCAATCCAGAAGAATTGGTTTTTGATACTAGTGTTGGTGTTGCTCATACTTTTGGATCAAGAGTTGAAAATTTATCAAATTTATTTTTAAAAGAGTTTTTACACAAGACAAAAACTCAAATTTTACCAGGACTAGAGGATCGTCAGTTAAATGATAGTTTAAATCAAAATGTTTTCCTTAAAAATTCAAAAGATTTTTATCTAAGTAAGGGAACCGATAGATCATATGAAATTTTATTCAAAGCACTTTATAATGATAATGTAAAAATCGTAAAACCAGGTGAATTCTTATTTACACCATCAAATGCACAGTATAATGTTACAAATGATCTAGTTGTAGAACCTATAAAGGGTGATCCTGTCAATCTTGAATTGATGACTCTCTTCCAGGACGCATATGATGATCAAGAGAGAGCGTATGCTCCTATTTCAAACGTAGAAACAATAATTACCGGAACTGGACAGACTTTTTATAGATTAAGTGTAGATGCTGGATCAAACAAAGACATTAGAGTTGATGGATCAATTTACGGTGCTTTTGGAGTTCAACCAAAAACAAGAGTTATTGGAAATGCTGGAATTGGTCTGACTGTTCTTGATGTTGATTCAACTGTTGGTTTTGCAACAAATGGAACACTGTTTGTTAACTTTAATGATTTGACAACTGGTATTGTTTCATACACTTCAAAATCAAGCACTCAATTTTTTGGTGTAACAGGAGTTGGAAAGACAATTTTAGACTCTGCCATAGTTGGAGTTAATACCTTTGCTTATGGAAGATCAAAAAATAATTTTGATGAAACTATTGAAGTAAGAATAAACAATGTTATTGCTGATTGCGAGCATCCAAATACTTATCAGCAAGGAGTTAATGATAAAATTGTCATAAAAACATTGGGTATTGGAAATACTACTTTTAAATACAGAAATTGGTATTACAATAATGCTGCATCATACAATGTGGCATCATTTACTTTAATCGATGCATCCGATAATACCTATCGCCTTTATCTTGATAAAGATCATTATTTTAAAGTAGGTGACAGATTAACTTTGAACGGGAATGTTTCAGGTGATAAACCACTATCTACAGTCACTAAAATCATTACTGAAAGATCTGTCCTAGTAAAAGGACAAGGTAATCTTAATGATACAGAAAGTTTTATCGCTAAACGTTCCCTTTTAAAAGCAGAATCTAATAATTTCCCAGGTGCCGCAGTATATTCTGCAAATGTGCAAAATTTATATAAGAAAAAATACGAAGATGATATTATTATTGCATCATCATCTATTCCATTTTATAATGCAAACTCACTTAATGCAACATCAAGGTCTGTAGAATTCTCTGGAACATTTGTTGGAAGTGAATTTGAAATAATCCTTACAGGAGATCATGGTTTTTACACCGGAGATGCATTATACTATACTCCAGAAAAAGTAGATCAAACAACTGTTAATAGACAAACTGGTATATCTACAACCAAGACAGTTCTTGGCACAGCATTATTTGATGGAGATGATGGTGGAGAAGGTTTATATTTTGTCGAAAGGGTAACTCCAAGAAAAATTAAATTAGCAAAGAGTAGAACTGAACTTTATAATTCCAATTATATTACTCTTGAAAGTTCTACCCCTGTTACAAATAACAAATTTGACTTGTATGATTTTAGAAATAGAACCCTTGAAACACAAAAACTTTATAGAAAACTTTTAGAACCAGTAGCAGCAGACACCAGTAATGTAACTAATCCGGGTTTAACTGGTATCTTAGTAAATGGAGTTGAAATTTTAAACTACAAGTCAAAAGATGTAGTAAAGTATGGTGAGATTAAAAAAGTAGATGTATTGAATGGTGGTGGTGATTATGACGTAATCAATCCTCCAATACTTACTATTAAAGATAGTGTGGGAACTGGAGCTACAGGTACAGTCTCCGTTTCTGGATCTTTAGATGAAATTAGAATTATAGACCCTGGTTTTGATTATCAAGAAGTTCCAAGAGTCACAATCGCTGGAGGAAATGGTAGTGGTGCCGAAGCTACAGTTTCGCTTAAAAGTGTTGAACACAAAATTTCATTCAAATCAGGTTCTGCGGATGGTAGTGTAGGTTTAGGAACGACAGGTTCTCTGCCATCCACCATTGGTTTTGGAACATTTCATAAATTTAAAACTGGAGAAAAGGTTCTTTATATCTCAGAGAATCAAGATGTGGTTGGTGGACTCACCACCAATTCATCATATTTTGTATCTCAGGTTGGATTAACAACCATTAGACTGCACCCAACTCAGGGAGATGCTGTCTCTGGTATCAACACGATTGTCTTGACATCTTTTGGATCTGGTATTCAATTTATAAAAGCAGTTAAAGATAAGAAGATTATTGAGTCTATTAATGTTCTTTCTGGTGGAGAGGGATATAGAAATAATAAGAGATCGATTACTCCAGCTGGTATTAACACTGCGTCCAATATTATTACTGCAGCAAATCATGATTTTAATTCTGGTGATATCGTCAAGTATACTTGTAATGGAACTGCACCAACAGGATTAACAACTGATACTCAGTATGTTGTTACTAAAGTTGACGATAACAGTTTTAGATTATCAACTGTGGGAGTATCTACCAACAAAAATAGTTTCTTCAAGACACGAAGATATATTGATATCTCTTCAGTTGGTGTAGGAACACACTTCTTTAATTATCCAGATATTGAAGTTTCTTTAGTAGGAAGAGTTGGTGTCGCATCGACAGGTAATACTAACTTTGAAGCACAAATTCAACCTATTTTTAGAGGACAGATTACATCAGTTGATTTGACTGAAAATGGTGTTGGTTATGGTGCCTCTGAGATCATCAACTTTGAAAGACTTCCAGAAATTAGTGTTGGTGTTGGATCCGATGCACAATTAAGACCCATCATCAAAAATGGTGTTATTGAAGAAGTAATTGTTGAAAGTAATGGAAGTGGATATTTCTCAATTCCAGATATTAATGTTGATGGTGATGGGTTCGGTGCAGTTCTCACACCAGTTTTAAAAACTGTTGGTTCTGGATCTACAGAAACAAAAGCGATTGATTATATTAAGGTCATCTCTGGTGGACAAAACTTTACTCAAGACAGCACAACAGTTTCCATAACCCCATCAGGTTCTGGTGCCCAATTCTATCCACTTTTACAGGAATGGAGAATTAACTTAGTCAATAGATTTTTTGAAACTGCAAAAGTAACATCAGATGATGGATTTATAACGAGAGGCACAAATAATGCATACGGGTTACAATATGCCCACCTGTACGCTCCTAGACCCCTTAGAGAAAGCGTACATCCTAGTGATCAATCAGGTAATGTCATATACAGAAAAAATGATATCGTTAAACTTAACGGTATTGAAGTAGAATCAACAAACCACTCTCCAATTATTGGATGGGCATATGATGGAAATCCAATCTATGGACCGTATGCATTTTCTGGTTTAAATGGCGGAGTTATTACCCAGATGAAATCTGGATATAGTGAAGACTCTCTTAATAAAGCACAGAGACCACCAATCAGCGTTTTTCCTGGCGGTTACTTTGTTGAAGATTACACTTATAAAAAAGTAGTTGATGAATCTGTTCTTGACAGAAATAATGGAAGATTCTGTATAACCCCAGAGTACCCAAATGGAACATATGCATATTTTGCAACTATTGATGATTCCCTCGCTCAAGGTCAGGGTTCTATTTTTGCTGGTTACAAGTTACCAGTATTTCCATACCTCATAGGTGAGGAATATAATTCAAAACCAGAACCCTTCAACTTCAGTGGAGATTCCAATCAAGATGTATATGACATTGAAGATTTTGAATATTGTAGAAATACTGCTCCATACAATCTAATAGATGGAGATGTTTCATACTCTTATATTTCTACGCCCAACAATCTCAAACAAAAGGTTGAAGTATTGTCGGTCACACCAGGTAAAGTTGAAAAAATCGGTATAGAAACAGGTGGTGATGGTTATAAAGTTGGTGATAGGATAGAATTTAATAATATTGATACAAAAGGCACTGGAGCGATTGCTAGAGTAGCAACATTAAAAGGAAAACAAGTTGAAAGCGTAAGTGTTGCTACTAGCGCCATAGAAAATATTGAAATTTATCCTGGGGCAAAAGATCAGTATATAATTTCTGCGGACAATCCACACAACTACAAAAAATTTGATAATATCGTAATCACCGGATTATCAACAACTTCATCTAAGATTGGTGGATTTTATTCAGCTGGAATCTCATCTAATAGATTAGCGATAGTAGGTCTTGGTACATCCTCATCTGGTATTGGTACTGTTGGAGCGACTGGTATTGTAACTCACATTAAAGTTACCGGTAATTTAGACTACCCTCAGATTAAAGAGAATGATATTCTTGTAGTTGGAACCGAGCAAGTTAAAGTTTTAAACATTGATCGATTAAATTCAAGAATTAGGGTTCTTAGAGGTATTAATGGTGTAGTTGGAGCATCTCACACAGTTACTAGTATTCTTTTAGAAGATCCTAGAAGACTCACCATATCGGCAGGATTTAATACAACATATGCTCCTAGATTAAATAAACAAATTTACTTCGACCCATCTGAGAGTATTGGACTTGGAACTGCAGTTGGAGTGGGTATTGGATCAACAATTGTATTTTCAAATCCAGGAGCAGGACTCACTAGAGTTGATATACCAACTAAAGGAATCTATATCAAAGATCATGGTTTAAACACTGGTGATCAATTAACATATTCTCCAGGAAACGGAAGCGGTATCGATGTGTTAAACATTGTGGGTGCAGCATCTACCCTACAGGATAATCAAACTCTGTTTGCAGCTAGAATATCTAATGACGTAATTGGAATTGCAACTGTAAAGGTTGGGTTGGGAACGACTGGAACATTTGTTGGAATTGCTTCTACTCAAAGAAACATTAGCACTCTTTTCTTCACTGGATTTGGAACAGGAGTCTATCATAGCTTCAAAACTAATTTCTCTGTTATTACTGGTAAGTTAGAGAGAAATCAAGTTACTGTTCAAACAAAACAAGCACACGGCATTCAGGGAAGACATAAAGTTGATATTAATGTAAGTCCATCTATATCAACAACTGTAACACTTAAGTATAATGATTTTAATAGAAGAGTAGTTGTAAATCCAAAAGATTTTGCTGCCTCTGGTGTAAACACAACAACAAATACCATTACAATTGATAATCATGGATTTGAAACAGGCGAGAAAATTATACACACATCTTCAATCCCTGCTGAGGGTTTAGAAAATAATAAAATCTACTACATCGTCAAAGTAGATAAAAATAATTTTAAACTTTCAAATACTGAGTATGAATCAAAATTAGAAAAACCCCAAACTGTCGGTATTGCCAGCACATCTTTGGGAACCATCAATTTAATTAATCCAAAAATTGATGTTTACAAAGATTCAACAGTTGAATTTGATCTATCAGATTCATCACTTTCTTATACAAATCAGGGCATTAGTTATCCTGCTTTTGAACTTAATTTCTATCTAGATGAAAACAAGTATAAGATATGGAATACTAGTTTTGATAGTAAAACTTTTGAAGTAACGAGAAGTGGTAAAGTTGGAATTGACGCTGATGCAAAAGTATCACTAACTGTTAACTCGTCCATTCCAGAGCAATTGTACTATTCTTTGGATATTGTTGAGGAGAATGACGTACCAGAAGTTAAGAGTGGTATTTTTACAGACAGAACTGTCACCAATAATAATCAAATTAAAGTAACAGAGAGTTTGTTTAACGGAAGATTCGCAGTTTCTGTTGGTGCTACAAATTCTTTTGATTACTTTATTGAAAAAATTCCAGAAAGAGTATCTTATGCAGGAACTACTTCAAAACTGAATTACATAACTGATTGTACACACACTGATGGTGCTATTAACTCGTTTACTGTTATTGACGGTGGAGCGAATTACTACGCCGTTCCTGGCATCTCAACTATTGTTGGAGTTGGAACAACTGACACGGGATCTGGTGCAATCATATCTGTTGAAAGTGAATCTATTGGAAAAATTAAAACAACAAAGATACTTAATATTGGATTTGACTTTCCCTCAGATCCTACACTTAAACCAAGCACTAATATACCACAAGTAGTTACAATTGAGTCATTAAACTCTCTTGAATCTGTTGGTATTGTGTCTGCTGGACGTGGATACACTGTTGCACCAAAACTAGTCATTATTGATGCAGTGACTAAGAAGCATGTTAAAGACGCTGACCTTGTATATAATTTGGGTGATTCAAGCGTGAAGATACTCAATAACGCTAGAGGTATTAGTAACGTAAATCCAATAATTCGTCCAACTCAAAATAGTAATGGAATTGGTATTGGTACTGTTGGATTTAACACAGTTACCCAAAATGTCACGATTGGTCTTGACACTGGATTTAGCAGTGGAGAAACCTTCCCATTAAGAGTTGGAGATAAAGTTTTAATTGAAGGAGTTAGTATTGGTATTGGATCAACAGGACTTGGATATAACTCTGAGGGATATGATTACAAACTGTTTGAACTTACAGCAGTTGATGAAAATATAGGTGGTATTGGAACAGTTACTTACAGCATGTCCGGTGATCTTCCAAGTGGTGTTTTAACTCCTGGATTGTATGATGCACCAAACTCTGTTGGTGCAAGAATCGTTGCAGAAAGATACTTCCCAACATTTACTTCTACTCTTAGACAAAACGAGTTCTTTGATGGAGAAGTTGTTAAGAGTGATTCTGCAGAAGGAATAGTCAATTTCTGGGATAGAAAGAACAGTCAGTTAAGAATTGAATCGGATCAAGATTTTGTTGAAGGTGAAGTAATTAGAGGTTCTTCATCTAGAACAGAGGGACTTGCTCTATCTGTTAGATCATATGAGTCTTACCTTAAGATGGGTGCTATATCCAAGACCCTAAGAGGTCATCAAGATGACTCTGGTTTCTTGAATACTAATATGCAAAGAATTCAAGATAGTGATTATTATCAAACATTTGCATATTCTTTAAGTTCAAGAGTTCCGCTTGAAACTTGGAACGATGTTGTTTCCTCCACGAACCACACTCTCGGATATAAAAAGTTTGCTGATTATCAACTAGAAACCACTGCGAGCATCTCTGTTGGGTTATCAACAGACCAAACAGTTGTTGACCAAGTTATTGATGCAGTTGGAATCGCTGATTTGAATTGTGTTTATGATTTTGATCTTGTAGGTGAAAACTTCTTGAATGTTGGATCAAGAGTATTATCCACTGAAATTAGATTTGCAAGTAGAGTTCTCCAAGACTTCCTTGAATCTGTAGGTAATAGAGTACTTTCAATTGATGATGTAAGCACTGAATTTAATAGTGATCCGAGACCAACAGCATTTAGTGTCGCTAACACCTTCACTCTTTCTTCAAGAAGAGCAATGAAGTATATAACATATGTGAGAGATACAAGATTTACCGCACAAAGGCAGTTAATGATTGTTGATCTTATTCATGATGGTGCTCGTGGTTATATCAATCAATATGGAAGAGTTGAAAGCACTTACGATCAAGGATCTTTTGATTTTAGTATCTCTGGACTTGAAGGTCAATTACAATTCTTCCCAACTAAGTTTAAGGTAAATGATTATCAAATTGCTGCTATCTCTTACAACCTTGATGATAATTTGCTGAGCACTGGAATTACTGCGGTTGGACCATCGATCATCGAAACTGATAGTAAAACAATAGGTTCTGGAATCGGAGCAACAACAATCGTTAGTATTGCTAGCACCCATAATTCAGTGAAGGTTTTAGTGCAGATCACTCCTGACATTGAGACAAATGAGTTTGAATATAATAATCTTAATATTGTTCATAACGGAACTGATATTGAATTACTTGAATATGGTCAATTAACAACGACGGGTGTTAATGATGATGCAGATGTTGGTCTTGGTACTTATAGTGCGACAATCAATGGTTCAAATCTTGAAGTAATATTCCATCCAAACTCTGGTGTTGGCATAGGAACAACTGGTGTTGTTAATACAATTCAAGTTGGTTTAGCAACTGCAGGGATCACTGGCATTGGAACTCATAATATGAAACATGCCCGGATTGAAGCAAGAACCACCACTATTGCTTCTTCGAGTTCACCTGGAATTCACACTGTAGCATCTTATCCTGATGATTATGATGTTGCATACTTTATTGCTCAAGTTGCAGATACATCAAATAATCAATATATGATGAGTGAAATTGTTGCAGTTGATGATTTCACAAGTGCCGATTCTACAAGAGAAACTTATGATACTGAATTTGGAGAAGTAGGAACTTCTGTTGGTCTTGGAACATTTGGTACAAGAGTCTCTGCTACTGGAGTCACTGAATTGACATTTAAACCTGCAGCTAGTATTAACACTGTTGTCAATGTCTATATGAATGCTCTAAGGCATCAAGATGATAGTAAAGATACAATTGAATTTAATAACGCTGTTATTGAATCGGGTTTTGCAACTTACGAAGGAACCGAAAGAGACATTAAGAGAGCATTTGAATTAAAGCACGAAACTACCCCAATTTTTGAAAGATCATTTGAGGGTAATAATTCAAGTTTAGTCAACGTAACTACAAACACGGTTACACTTCCAAATCACTTCTTTGTGACTGGTGAAAAAATTGAATATAAACATGCAGGTGCTGGTTCAACTCAAGCAATTGGTATCGCTTCAACTTCGTTTGTTGGTGTGGGAACTACTACATTCCTTCCTGGTGATTTGTTTGTGATCAAGATTAGTGATGATGAAATCAAAATTGCTTCAAGTGCAGAAAATGCATTAAAACCAGTTCCCGAAGCTGTAGATTTTACTAGTGTCGGAATTGGAACTTCTCACAGATTTGTTGCCACAAATAAAAATGCAAAGGGTATTATTGCAATTGATAATGTTATTCAATCACCTATCGTATCCACTGCAGTTACAACAACACTTGCTGATATATTAAACACTACTGATGATAGACTTACATTGACTGGAATTACTTCAATATCTGGAAGTGATCTTATAAAAGTTGGCAACGAAATTATAAGGGTTGATGGTGTAGGTATTGGAGCAACTAATGTCCTAACTGTTAGAAGAGGATGGATGGGGACAGGTATTGGTGCAGGAACAACTGGAGATTTGGTAACAAAAGTAGTCGGTAACTACAACATAGTTGATAACTTTATTCACTTTGTGGATGCACCATTTGGTAATACTCCACTGGGAACAACCACAAATCCACCGGATCAAAGGGATTACATTGGAATTACTACCAGTTCTAGTTTCCAAGGTAGAATTTTCTTAAGAAGTGGTGTTGTAAACGAATCAAATGATGCATATTATGAAAATTATGTGTTTGATGATTTATCATCTGAGTTTAATGGCGCTAAAAAAGAGTTTACTCTTAAAGCAAGTGGATCTAACATAACTGGTATCGCAACTGAGAATGCTATTATTCTTGTGAATGATACCTTCCAGACTCCAGGTGGTATTACTGGAGTGATTGCTCCTGAGGATCAACTCAAACAATACACACTCTCTGAGAATGCAGGAATTACGTCAATTTCATTCGTAGGATCCGCAGTCTCCACTACAGCAGATGTTAGAACTTCTACTGTTCCTGTTGGTGGAGTGATCGTATCTGTTGCTTCAAGTGAGGGATTTGGTTATCAACCTCTTGTTGCTGCTGGCGGAACTGCCGTGGTCTCTGTTGCCGGAACAATTCAATCAATCAGCATTGGAAACAGTGGTTCTGGATACAGGGCAGGAATTCAAACTACCGTAAATGTTGGAGTTGCTACCACATCACTGACTAGAACTAATAAACTGAATATTGGAACTGCAACGATTAGCGGTGGGAACATCGTTAGTATTGCCATTACAAATCCTGGAACTGGATATACATCAACCAATCCACCTCTGGTTATTATTGATGAACCATTAAGTTACAGCGATATCCCACTGATTTATAGTTCTTCTTCTGCTGGTCTTGGAACTGGTGCAAAAGTTGACATAGTGGTTGGACAAGGTTCCAGTGTGATTGATTTCACAATTAAGAATTCTGGATATGGTTATGGAAATAATCAAACATTGACTGTTGCTATTGGTGGCACGATTGGAATTCCAACTGACACAAGTAAAACATTTGAAGAATTTAAAATTGATATAGATGAAATAGCAAGTGACGAATTCACTGGATGGTCGATTGGTGAATTACAAGTCATGGATAATATCGAGAGATTTATCAACGGATCAAGAACTAACTTCCCAATCGAAGTTGATGGAGTTGTCACTTCCATCGTGGCAGGAAAGGGATCAAAAGTTAATGTTCAAGACGTTCTTCTTGTATTTGTTAATAACATCCTTCAAGTTCCTGGTCAGGGTTATGTGTTTACTGGAGGTTCTCAAATTGAATTTACAGAAGCACCTAAAATTGGCGATACCGTTGAAATTATCTTCTACAAGGGAACTGGTGCTCAAGACGTTGTACTGAGAGAAATTATTGAAACTGTAAAAGAGGGAGATACTCTGCAGATTCAAAATAATGATATTTTCACAAGTGAAGAGAAGAGGTCTGTTGACTTTGTATCTGGAACTGATGTTGCAGAAACAAACCCATACTCTGGTCCAGGCAATATTCAAAACACTGCCTTACTAAGACCTGTGGTTTGGTGTAGACAAACTGAGGATAAGATTATTAATGAAAAAGAAGTTGGAAAAGAGAGGGAACTTTATGAACCAGTGGTTAACCCCACAGCACATATTATTAAAACAGTCGCTGTTGGTTCAACACAAATTTATGTTGATACTCTTAGACCCCTCTTCAATATTCGCAATGAAATAGTAGATAAAACAAATCTTACTTTCCAGGATAAAGTTAAATTTATTCCTCAGGATGATAAAGTCTCAGCAGCAGGAACTGCAATTGTTTCTATCGCAGGAACAATTACATCAGTTGCAATTTCTACTGGTGGTGTTGGTTATTCAACTGCATTAGTTAGTTTTGCAAGCACGAATGGTGTTGGTATTGGAACCACAACCACTGCTCTTGGCACAGTAACAATTGGTGCAGCAGGCACAGTAACGGGTGTAGCAATTACTAACCCTGGTCTTGGTTATACTCAAACAAATCCACCCCTTGTTCTCTTTAGTCCTCCTACAAGAGGAGTTGAAGAAAATGAAGTTAATTCATTCAATGGTGACAATGGAGTGATTGTTGGATTTGGCACCACATCTGTAGGAATTGGGACAACTCAGTTTATCTTTGATCTACACATTCCCCTAAATTCTTTCTTGAGAAATGTTGGATATAATACTGATATTGTTGCAACAGCTATTACAGCAAGTTCACTGAGTTCCGGTGATTATTTCATGGTATTCAATTCAAATGTTGGATCTGCCACAACTTCGATTACTTCTCTCGACACTTCTGGCAATACAGTTGGAATTGGAACTTCAAATATTGATAATATATACTTTGTACAAAGTGCAGAAACCGTTTACAGACCAACAGGAGTTAACTCTGAGGGTGTAGGAATCGGCACTTCGCATATTACTAGAGTATTTGTCAATGTTGACAATAACTTCCCTTATGGAACTGGTATTCAAACATCTAATGCATTTGGTGAATTTAGTTGGGGAAGGATTGATCTTAAGTCAAGATCTAAGATTACCTCTTATAGTGCATTTACATCGGGCGGTATTGGTGGAATTACCACCTCTACGTTCGTCCAAAGATCTAAATCACTAAGGTTTAAAGATTATGACATTTGACACTAATAAATAAAGAAAAAACTATGTCCAATGGCTGCAATTATAACTGATCAAATTAGGATATTAAACGCTAAGAATTTTATTGCAGGTGTAACCACATCTACTAATGCATATTATTCTTTCATTGGATTGACGAACGCGACTGATTATAGTTCCACATGGGATCAAAATCCTCCATCACCAAAAGATAGTTTTGATGAGGAGAATCAATATTGGGATTCAATGGTTGCTTTGAAGAAGATCAATTCAACTGATGTGAGACAGGTCGTTACAAAAAGGAATTGGTCCTCTGGAACAACCTATGACATGTATCGTCATGACTATAGTAGAACTAATACTGCAAAAGTAAGTGGTGCGACTAATTTGTATGCTGCATCCTATTATGTAATCAATAGCGATTTTAGAGTTTACCTCTGCATACAAAATGGCACTACTCCCGACACTCCTAACGGATCACCTTCTCTTGACGAACCCACTCATATTGATTTAGAACCCAGAGCAGCAGGAACAAGTGGAGATGGATATCTTTGGAAATATCTTTACTCTATTAAACCTAGTGACATTGTAAAGTTTGAAGCGACTGCTTTCATGCCTGTTCCTTTAAATTGGGGAACTAATACTGAAGATGCACTTGTAAGAGATAATGCGGTTGATGGTTCAATCAAAGTTGCGACCATCACTGACAGAGGAGCAGGTGTTGGACCTGTCGGTGCTACACGTTATGCTAATGTACCCATTAAAGGTGATGGTACTGGTGCAGAGTGTACTATTGTTACCACAAATGATCAAAGGGTTGACTCAATTACCATTACCAATCAAGGATCTGGATATACTTATGGTAATGTAGACTTGGCAGCAGGAAACGTTCCAACTGGAACGACTAGACCCACTTTTGACGTTATTATATCTCCTCAAGGTGGTCATGGTGCAGATATCTACAGAGAATTAGGAGCAACAAATGTTCTTCTTTATTCTAGAATTGAAAACGATAATGATAATCCTGATTTTATCACAGGAAATCAAATCGCTAGAGTTGGTCTTGTAGAAAAT